TCGTGCACAATGGGTATTGGATACCGCAGTTAGCGGTGTATCAGTTAAATTACAAAGTGCTTAAGGAGTAGATCATGGGAAAAGGTATACCAAAAAGATTTTTCGGAAATGTAAACACCAACGATACTGGTGATAACAGAAACACAGATACCAATAGCTTAAATGAAGGTATTGGTGGTCAAGGTGTAACTGGCTTTAGTGCTAGTAACGGTGGTAACTACATTAATCGTTTACCTACAATTGCAACATTTTCAGCACCAACTTTGCCTGGTGGACAACAAGCAACTGGTGTAGTTCACAGTAACGCACAAAATGCTAGTCCAAATGCAAAAGGTACTGGATATCAAATTGGTGATATTTTAACCGATGCTAATGGTTCAACATGGCGTGTAACTAAATTACGTGTTATTAGTGCTTCATTAAATACTACTGGTACAAATTCAAATTGGGATGGCACTGAGTGGATCGTATGGGATCAGTTTATTAATAGTCACTGGACAAGCCCTACTATACTTAAAGGTATAACTATAGATGGTTCAGGTCATCATTTGACAGGTTACAATGCTGGTGCAAGTGTATACGGTGTATGGGACGGTACTGATGGTACACATGCTCCTACTACTGCACAAACTATCGTAGGTGGCCCAACTGGCGGTAGCATGACACCTAACTATAATACACGTGCATCAGGTGACTATAATGGTTCTGGTTCAGGTGACAACAATGGTGCTGGTGGTTCAGTTACATTTACATATGGTGTAGAAGCTGTAACTTTAGTAAGTTCAATTGACTATGCGTATGGTACAACATATCAATATGGTGCAAGTAATACAACTACAGATAGTGGTTCTGGTACAGGTGCTAAACTTGATGTAGGTTTCTGTGTAAGTTATCTACAAGTTACGGACCCAGGTTCAGGATACATTGGTACAGAAACAATCACATTTAGTACTGCACCTAATGGTGGTGAAATTCGTGCAGTTGGCACATTAACATATACAACTGATGATGGTAGACCTTATGATGCCGAAGCATTCCCCGCAATTATTGCTTATGCTAAAACTACTTCAGGTGGTACAAATAAAATTGCTGACATCAATAAGCAACAAAGTACTCGCAAATATAAAGTAACAACAACTGACGGTACTGCATTTTGCACATTAAAAGCAGGTGCACCAACTACAGTTGGTGAAATGAGTATTACTGCAACTGACAGTTCAGGTAAAACATATTATGTTACTAAAATAACTAGACATTTAGCTACACTAACACCATATGGTTCAAGTGGTTGGGAATTTTCAACAGATAGTCGTGCACAATGGGTAGTTGGTACAGCTACACCTGTATATGGTGTATCAGTTAAACTACAAAGTGCTTAAGGAGTAGATCATGGGAAGACCTCTTAAAATAGCAAAATATGATAGTTATCGTAGTCAGTTATTAGATACTGGATTCCCTAATGATGGCTTAACTGATAACAGCTTTAGTTCAAGTGGCATTGGTGTTGTTGGTGGACAAACCAATACACACGGTGATAATTTAAACATCAAAGCTAGAGTTAAAATTGGCACACATGCTGAAGCTGATGGTTTCATACTACGTCAAAAAGGTAAGCATAAGTTTTTAGTAACTGATGGTACCAATACTGACGTTTGTACATTAGCAGATTCTAATAACGGAAGTCTTGCTAATGGCACAATGACAGTAACTGTTACTAAAGCCGATTCAACAACATACAGACTTGCTAGTTTAACTAACAAGTGGGGAGTTGGATTTGATGGTACTAAGTATCTGTTATCATTTGCTCATACTGGTGTAGTAACTGGTACTCAATATTCTGAAGTTTCAGTTAATCACTGGTAATATTATTACTGTGATAATAAAAAAGCACTCTGTCTTAGGGTGCTTTTTTTATGAGGTTTTCTAGTTTAGTTTTTACAACATCAAAGTTTACTGTATTGAATAAACCAGGATGTAAAGGATTAGGATAATGACTGTTATCTAACCAACTGTACCCAACATGTTCATCATTTAGTATTGGTATAAACTCTGTTTCAATTTCACAAAAGAATGTATGATATGTGAATTGATTGTTTACAAATTTTTGTATGGGTACTAGTTTTGCTTTAGTTGGAAAAAAGTTTATTTCTTCTAAACACTCACGTTCTATGCCTTGAAGTAGTGTCTCATTGTTTTCTATTTTTCCACCTGGTAATCCCCAATTACCTGAGTTCTTGGGATCATTACGTAATAAAAATAAAAATCTGTTTGTATTCTTACTATAGAAAAATACACCACCTGAGTTGTTCTTCATATATTGATTTATCAATAAGAAAAGTACCCATTAAATAACGATGTTGAAATCCCCATCTGAATACCAACCCTCAAATGATTTCATCCAAACACCTTCTGCATATCTATATTGAACACCAGTTGTTAAATTTGTAGTAAATTCAATTGTTGTTGTATTTTGACTATCAAAACTAACTACCCAATTTCCAGTATTTCCGTTGTATTGAATAATGTCATTTGCATTTGCAACAAGACCTCCCCATACGCCATAATCACTCGGTTGATTATTGATACTACCAATTGGTTCTACAATCAAATAACGTTGTCCGTCTACTGCATCAGGTAATCCAACACCAGGGCCTTTAGCTTCAGGATTAATGACGCTTTCAACTGCATCTAATGTATTAACTGGTAATGTATCAACATCAACATTGAATATTAATAATCTATCATCTTCAGGGTTGAATGCGATAGTACCTACTATGTCATTGCTTAGATATGGATTCTGTAACCATATCTGACTGATACCTGGTTTAACTGTTCCGTACACATCTAAAAATGCTTTCCAATACAAACTTGTATTGGGACTAGTTGGTAAATCAAGGTCATTGTTGTTAGGATAGAATGGTTCATCTGATGGTAATATTTGTAATGTATTACCGATCATTAATAACTTATATCCATATGGAGTAATTTTTTGTCTAGTTCCTAACAATAGTTGATCATCCTTCATATCAGTCAATGCATTACCTTGAAATATACTAGCAATGATTTTATGTATGATCCCAAGTTTTTTGACTTTAGTACTACTACTGATCCATATAGGCATATAGAATTTCCAACTCATTATATCAATTGGATTACCTGAACCTTGGGGAATAGTTCTACTACTAAATGTTAGCCCGTCTTGATATATTACACTAAGAGATGTCCAATCAATAAAGTTATCAGTGCTTTGTATCTCCATACTTGGATTAAATAATACACCTAGTTGCTCCATCAACTCTAATTTTTGATTATAGTTTGTTGTCCAAAAGTCTACTGTTACCCTCAATGTATATGGTACAGGCATAATACGTTCAACTGTAAATGCTTGTCCCTGTGTTTGCTCAAATGTCTGTGTGCTTGCATTATATGATCTTTGTCTTACATTTACTTTATCTAAGAAGTAAGGATCTTGGGTGCGCTTTTGATCATACTCTAACCCAGTTATATAATAAGTTATCAACGGAGCACTTGGCATACTACTTGAACTATTATTAGCCTGTATGGTAGCAGCCATACGACTACTATCACCATATTGAATAGGTACACGAACAATGATTGGATTGCCTGCAGGATCATTTCCTTTAGTAACATTCCAGTCTGAAAAAACTCTTGCAAATTGAATTAAAAATCTGCGTATCTGACTGTCATAAAAATATTGTGCCATTGTTTACCTTAATCTGTCGCTATCTTTAGTATACTAGATAGAGGTTGTTGTTCTGGAATTGTAGTTCCATTTGTTAATGTTGTTACATTTGTATTATTGATAAATGAACCCATTTGTGTAGCTGATTGATTCAATCCACCTGGAACACGAACATTCTGACTTATTAATTGCCATAATGCACCGTCATATCTATATAATGCTTGTGGTAAATAATCTGTACGCAAGAAATAATCACCTGTTAAAGGGTTACCGGGGAAAACAATTCCTGATTTGAAAGGTAAGCCATTTGGAGCAGTACCGTCACCTACGTTATAACCTGCAGTATATCCCAATGTTTGTGGGCTACTTCTAGTAATATAGTTGAATGTTGGATCTTCGTCAGCACGGAAGTCCATGATATTAGTATCTACAAGTAGTAAGGGATTAAAAGAACTTGCAGTTGGATCTTGGTCTGCTTCACCGTATGTATTGTCACTGGTACCATAGGGTGCAGTAATGGTTGCTATTGCACTGGCCATAATTACAAAATCTCCTTCAACTCTTCCTGAACCTGTATCAGTACGATCTGGAAGTGTTTCTGCTATTTCTAAATTCATTCTTACTAATTTTTGCAAGATATCATAACTGCCTGTAGGCAAATTCCATATATCTTTTAATGCACCGGCTCCAATTTTAATATATGGACCATTACTAATGATAACACCTTGTGGTGGAACAGGATTACTTTTTAAGTTATTAATATTAACAGGTAGTGCAGGTTGACCCGTGCTATCAGTTGATACAAGATACAATTGACTTCTATCGTAACCCAACTTAGGTACTATTCTTGCAGCTTCTGCAATCATAGCATCATTGACGGAAATATTTTGATTGTATCTTCCTAAAATGTCTTTGAGATTATCCGCAGTATCTAATTGCCAATATGTTGTATCAGTACATGGGATACCTGCAGGTACACTTGTTGCACCATTTGGTAAGGGTGTTACGGGAGTATAATTTTTATCCCCAAAACTAACAACATATCCCGGTTGGTATGTTGATGTTTTATTCCAATTACCTAAATAATTATCTGTACTCAAAGGTTGTTTCAATATATTACTAAATTCTTGACTATCTACTAGAGGTTCACACTTGATACGCCATAAGTGAGGATACCATGTTTGACTAAAACCTTCACTTGCAAAATTCGCATCTGTGATTTGATAGTATCTACGTAAACTTGTTGGTAGTGTATCATTCAATGGATGATAGTCAGTTAAGTGGGGTAATTCAAATACATCGCCAACCATTAACTTGCGTCCAATTAACTCTATCATATCATTATAATGAACAGTGATAAAAATCACATCATTATTCAAAAACAAACCAAATTGACTTAAATCAAAATCTAAGTTTTGAACATTGTAATGACCACGTATTCTATATATATCAGGGTCATATGTACGGTCACGATTTTCTAAAAATAACAAATCTTGTATTTTAGTAGGATCTAGTGTAGTTTGTTGTGGTGTAGATAAACTAGCAGTTGGTCCATTATCTTGTACACCTAAATATTTGTGTACATATAAGTCTGTTGCACCAACGCTAAACATTTCTGATATTGTTCTATCAAAAAAGCGAAAGTCGTTGGTTTTTTCGGATCTGTATAAACTTAGTCTGGGCATAATATGTATTTATCGGATATTGAAAACAGAAGTATTACTTTTTAACGGTTGACAGTAAATACGGTTTCTGTTACAATAATTAAATGTTGAATTAAAGGAGTAGTTATGACAACAAGAAAACCTAAAAACACAGATGATCATTTAGTAAAAGCATTAAATCCAAGGGACGCTGATAC